TAGAACTGAACTGATTCAATTGTATGCCACACTATTCCCAATACTAGAAGCAGCATTGCCTGATAGCTTCCGTGGCTATGTCAAAGGAGATCTGTTGTACATGCAAACACCTCCAGAGATAGCAGGCAACTATGTGTTCCGTCCCAACACTATTGAGTACAAGATTCCAGCTAAGAGTTCCTTGGGACAACGAATTGGCAACAGCAACATAGGTATTGCTATTCACAGCATGTATGCAGATGCTGGCGATGCACGCCAGCCCTTGAGCGGAGTCAAGTTCAATGATGTACCTGGGCTCATGCTGGAACGTCCTGCTACTCCAAAATCGTTGGCTACCGATTCTGCCAAAGTCACTCAATTAAAACAACTGGTTCGTTCCAGCGGCCAGGCAATCAACACCTTGTTTAACCCTGTGGAACTGCGTGCCAACAAGATCACTGACTTGGCCAAACTGTGTGTGGACTATATCAATACCAAGGTAGGCACACCTTTGAATCCACAAACACTGCTGCCAGAGTTTGGCGAGTGGCTCAAGACCAAAGTAACACCGCAAAAGTTCCGTAACATAGTGGAATACCTGCAGAGCCCTACATCAAACACACAAGCTATTGCTGCTGCATTTACTGCATTTTTGTTGTTGCATGACATCAAGATGGATATTCTGAAGCAGGCCGATCTTGAGCATCCTGGACAAGAGGGCTGGGTAATGGCCACCCCTGCAGGCTATGCCAAAGCAGTAAATCGCTTTGATCCCAATGCTTTTGCTGCCCAAAATCGCCAGCAAAACAATCCTCAAAAGGCTTGATTTTTGCCAAAGACATAAATAAGTGTAGGGCTAAAGCCCACTAACTTAAAGGAAATTTATTATGGCATTCATTACCCCAGTAAACGGCGACGCACAACCAGTATTCGCCATTGACGTTCGTAGTCCAGTTGCAGCTGGTGCTTCTACCGCAGCTACTCCAGTAAACCCTGCTGGTCCCAAGCTGGACTTCTTCAGCGTAACTGCTAACACATCAGTTGCTGCACAACAAGACACACAGGAATACGTTGCTAACGTTATTCAAGCTGTTCAACAAACATCTACAGTGGCTATGTATCAAGTTGACGGAACACTGATCAGCTTTGGCGTGTTCCCAACAGGTGCATTTGCTGACGCTGCTGCTTTCTTGGCCGCTGCTAACATCACTTACACTGGTTTCCAGTTGAACAGTGCTGCTAGCGTTGGTTTCAAACTGGCTACTTCCTAATCACTAGTTGATTAAACAACAGCCCAGGGTAGAAATATCCTGGGCTTTTTGTTGGCCGTTAAATACCCGTAGAATGAAAATCATATGTAGAACTTTTTTTGATTGCAGTGCTACTGGAGTAACTGGTCATTTTAGGCCCAGTCAGGTGCCATTCAACGATCGTGCTGGCGGTGTAGTTCAGGATCAACGAACCTGGAACTATGCTAGAAATCAACAGCGCAATTGGGAAACGCTGAATCAATTGATTAGTTTGCGAACTCAGCCAATGTCGGTGACCAGCTTGGGACACAGCAACGGCGTTTGGAGTTTTGAATTTGAAGTAGAATCTAGCTTGGTATACAGTGAATTGGGACAAGAAAACGACATTACTGTGTTGGTAAACGAGTGCGAGGGTGTGCCCATGATAGTGGGACTCAACGAAACTCAGACTCAACATTCGGTGCTGATCACTCAGGGATCTGACCAAAACATTTGGTTTGATACCATAAATACGTCATTGGAGATTTGACATGGTCGACACAACTGACATTGAAAAAAAGAGTTTGGAAGCCCACGTTGAATTGTGTGCTGAACGCTACAAGATGCTGGAACTCAGGCTGGAATCGGTAGATGACAAAATCGTGCAAGTTCACACAGACATTTCTGGCATTGCAACCACAGTAAGCAAGATGGCGGAAAAACGCAACGATCAACTGATCGGATGGGGCATTGGCATAATCGGCGCCTTGGTATCCACAGTGGTGTGGTTGATGACCCAATACGTATTCAAATGATTCGCAGCGAAAAACTTGAACGTTTTGCTACCAAAGAAATTCAGAGTTTAGCTGGCAAACTCATTGTGCCTGACGGCAAAAATGGCTATAACGCATTTGGCAAGTATCATGTGATACCCAATACAGATCATGTAGCAGTCGATATCAAAAATAGAGATTCCTTAACTTTTGGCAGCAAACGCAGTGCCATCAGTTGGTGTGTAGCCGACCACTTGAACCAGCACGCACTAGCACGCAGCATTCATTTGCTGGACAACAAAAAACACAGCCTAGCGGCGGACATACAATGCCGACGGGCTCTAGCCGAAAGAAGTCACAGCCAAGACTTTTATGATTCAGTCACAACCAAGATACAAAGCAAGGTTGAGTACTATAATGCATTGACCAATGAATTAGAGAAATGTATTAATTCGGCTAAATATTGGCAAATAAGAGGATTCTCCAATGAAACTGAACGACCTGGCCGCACCGCGTCCCACAAAGCAAATCGCCAAAGTATTTGAAAGTTACTTTGGTACCAACATCAAGTTTGAAAGCTTAAACCGCAGTCAAACTCGAAATCTGTTGACTCGTGTGCAAGGCTTGCTCCGAGAGCATCGTAGCACATCGTCTAGACACACCAGCGAACAAAACCCCAGTTATCTCAAACTGGTAATGTTGGAGCAGGCTCTAGCTCAACGAGTAAAAGAAAACATGCCTCCTGTTGCTGCACCGCAACCTGCAGCCGCCGGTCAGCCCAAACCTGCTGTGGCAGGCGCTGCCGCCAAAGATCCCAAACTTGCGGCCGCACTCAAGAAGAGTCAGGCAGGACAAACACTAAATCCTGAAGAACAAAAAATGGTGGCTGGTGCTGCCATGATGGCACAAGAAAGTCGTCTACGCCGTGCATATCGCATGCTGAAAGAAAGCGAAGTACAACAGGCTCAAGTGGTGTTGGCTGCACAAGACATGGTTGACAAGATGCAAGGCATGTTGGAAGACGTCAGCGAACTGCAATTCAAAGAGTTGCCCGCTCTAGTTGATTCTATCAAGAATCAAGTGGGCATCGACCAAGCCACACAGTTCAACGGTGATGCCAGTGCTGCACTCAGCGGTCTGATGCAAAACCTGCAGGCTGCCAAGCAACAACTAGACCAAGCCCTGGGCGTGGTAACTGGTACTGCTGCTCCTGCTGCACCCGATGCTGCTGCAATGGGTGCCCAAGCCGGTGCTGCCGCTGGAGCCGAACTGGGCGCTGAAGCTGGAGCCGAACTGGGCGCTGAAGCTGGCATGGATGACCTAGATGCCATCGGCGCTGAAGCTGGTGCTGACATGGCTGCAGAACCTGCTGGTGCTGCTCTAGGCCGTGCTCGTAGATAATGAAAATATTTGAAGTAGCTGGAGACTCATCTACACCCAGTCCTGACCAATTGTTGGGACTGGTGCAGTTTCTTGCAGGTCGCGCAGATGATACCAGTGCGCCAAAACAAATCAGTGTAGATGCATTCGTAAACTTGGCGCAAAGCCTGGACATCAATGTAAACAAAAACAACGTTCAAGAAATTGTGGGACAACCTCCACTAAGCAGTGTGTTGGAACCTCTAGACCCCAGCACCAACCAAATCATGTTCAAAGGTGCCGAAACAGGTGAACCTGTCAAAATGCCTGTGAACAAAGCACAAGATATCGTGGCCGCGGCAGCCAAATCGGCAATGAAGCGAGATCGATAACTGGTTGACTTAAACCAGTTCATAGTGTATAATACACTATAGGAGTTTTAAAATGATCAAATTTATTGCAACAACTGTGGTAGCACTTTCGTTTACAACACCAGTACTGGCCTGGGGCGACCGTGAACAGGGTGCATTGGCTGGTATCGTGGGCACTCTGCTGTGGCAGCGACTGGACAATCATAGCCAACCTCAGCCAAGACCTCAAGTGATTCGTCAACCTGTGTATATTCCGCCTACTGTAATCTATCAGTATCCGCAGGCATTGCCTGAGCGCCAGTGTTATGTGGTGCGTGAAACTCGCAACTACAACGGCACCTACACTAGAGAGATCCAATGTCATGGCCTACAGTGAAAAAGTAGTTGACCACTACGAAAATCCCCGCAACGTAGGATCGTTTGACAAAAACGATCTAGACGTGGGTACTGGTATGGTAGGTGCACCTGCCTGCGGTGATGTAATGAAACTGCAAATTCGAGTTCAAGACGGAGTTATTACAGATGCTAGATTCAAAACCTACGGTTGCGGTAGTGCGATCGCGAGTTCCTCTCTTGTTACCGAGTGGGTTAAAGGCAAGACGCTGGACCAAGCCGCAGCTCTTAAAAATAGCCAAATTGCTGAAGAACTCGCCCTGCCCCCAGTCAAAATCCATTGTAGCATCCTTGCTGAAGACGCCATCAAAGCCGCAGTAGACGACTACCGCAAACGGCACAACAACTCAACACAGCCGCACTGAGTATCTTGCCAGGTATGCAGTATGAAATCAATCACTTGCATCTTGAGCTGAGTTCGCTGTGCAATGCAAGATGTCCTTTTTGTCCAAGAAATTTTCAGGGATACCCGGCCAACCTAGGCTACACAGAGACCAATCTAAGCCTGGCCGATTTTAAAAAAACATTTATACCACCTCGTCTGGGCCGAGTACATCAAACAGTAATCAACGGCAATTTTGGAGATTTTGTGATGAATCCCGAAAGCATAGACATCATCAAGTATCTGCGCCGCAGTCGTCACAACATGGATATTCGTATTCACACCAACGGTAGTGCAAGAGATCGTGACTTTTGGTACACACTGGGCAGCATCGGAGTTACTGTGCTGTTTGGTATTGATGGCATAGGTGATACTCATACACTATATCGACAAGACACCAACTTTGACAACATCATAAAAAACGCTGAAACTTTTGTTGCAGCAGGCGGAAATGCTATTTGGAGTATCAATCAATTTGATCATAATCGACACCAGATGCCCGAAGTATATGTCCTTGCAAAAAAAATTGGTTTTTCAGAAGTTCAAGTTCGTCCCACCGCACGTGACAACGGTCCGGTGTATAATCGCAAGGGACAAAAAGTTGCTGCCATCAAGTCTGACTGGGAATGGCCTGATCAGCTAGACAAATCCTTTATTGAAATAAAAATTGCACAAAAAACATTGTTAGACAAGAAAAAAGTCAATATAGCATGCTGGGCCATCCGAGAACGCAGTGTTTATATGGCCGCCGACGGACACGTTTATCCTTGTTGCTGGACCGGATTCAATCCTACCGAATATCAATCTCATACCACAGTTACTGCCTGGAACAAAGAGTTGGTTAAATACGTAGGACATAACCATGCTCCTACAGTTGGTATAGAAGCAGCACTAGATTGGTTTGACAATCTTTCTGCTAGCTGGAATACCGACGACCAACCAGGAGTATGCCAACACAATTGCCAACATGATAACACTAACACCAACAGCATCTCGTAAAATTTTGCAGACACTGCAACGTCGCGGACACGGAACCGGTATACGTCTTGGTGTCAAAACCACAGGATGCTCGGGCCTAGCGTATGTGTTAGAATTTGTAGATTCCCCAAGACCTGACGATCAGTGTGTAGACTGTGATGGGTGTCAAATATTTATTGACCCTAAAAGCTGTGTTTACATGCAAGGTATGACTGTGGATTTTGTACGCAACGGCCTCAGCGAAGGCTTTGAGTTTCGCAATCCCAACGAACGAGATAGGTGTGGTTGTGGGGAAAGTTTTAGAGTATGATCGAACAAGTTCAGGCTCAAATGTCTCAGCGCATGCAATGGGCGCTGAGTCGCCCGGCTATTTGTTTGGCTCCATACAACACCATAGACATACGCCATAGCAGCGACAAAAAACAACAAATATATCAAACTTGTTGTTGCAACCTTGACGAAGCATTGTTTGTGCCAAGCAACGGCGATGACGCATTTGCTGAAATCAAACAACAGCAGATTGAAGGAGAATGGCCATCAAGTTGTTATCGTTGCTGGAAAGAAGAACAAAATGGTGGTCAAAGCGAACGTCTAAGAGCATTTGCTGAATTACCACAAGATCGTTTCAATGCGTTTGTGACAGACCAAAGCATTGGAGAATTTGAGTTTCGAATAAAATTTAGTAACTTGTGCAGCCTTGCATGCCGCAGTTGTAGTGCATCTGAAAGCAGCACATTTGCTAAGATTACAAAGACTGACACAGATAAATTGTACGAAGTTGACATCAGCGACCACGAAGAGCATTGGCAATTCATCACCGCTCGTATTCCTGTGCTGATGCAAAAAGCACAACACTTTTTTGTGCATTTTATTGGTGGCGAGACTCTGATACAACCTGGTATGTACAAATTGCTGGAGTGGATGGTTGATCAAGGGTTTGCACCTCGTATCAATGTCAGACTAACCACCGCAATGACTGTTAATCCCGGTGATACACTCATGAATTTGTTAATGCAGTTCGCTAGTGTGGACATAAATCTCAGCATAGACAGTGTAGGGGAAAATTATCAGTATGTGCGTTGGCCAGCACGATTTTCAAAAATTGAAACCAATCTTGAACAATTGATCAATCACCAGTCTGTCTTGACTGTACGAAACGGTCGTAAAATACATGTACCCAGATGGAAGTGTGCAGTAAGTCCTGTGTTCAGTCTAAACAATATTTTTTATATCGATGACTGGCTCGAGTACTGGAGTCAATGGTACAATCGTCATGGTATTGTGTTTCACAACTTTGTGGCAAATTTGACCATGCAAACCAATCATCTAGATGTGCAAGCATTGCCTACGCAATACAGGCCGCAGCTGATAGAATCTCTAAGAAAATGTTTGTTGCATCCTATCTTTGAAACATATCCTGCTCAACTGGCTGCGGTATACAACTTTTTGACGATTACCATAGCCGAACTGGAAAACAATCAGCCTCAAGAAGAGTTGTGGGAAAAGTTTTTGCGCCATACATCATACTTTGATCAAAAGACTAAATTAAGCTTTGCAATATTCAATCAAAGGCTGTATAATATATTGAGCACACAAGACCGAGAAAAATTCAGATCAATTGTTGAAAATACCAATTCTGAATCTACTCTAACACAGGCCATGACTTTTACTAGAACCAATGTACAATCCCAAATTTGAATACAAGCCAATCCCTCGTGTGGAGGTCAACGGCAAGAGATTTTATGCCACGCCCGACGGCAACAAGTTACCTAGCGTGACAACCATACTGGACAAAACCAAGCCTGCAGAAAGTCGTATTGCTCTGGCCAATTGGCGCAAATCTGTGGGCGAAGCCCGAGCACAACAAATCACCACAGAAGCGGCCAACCGTGGCACTCGTATGCACACTTACCTTGAAGACTATGTCAAGCACGGTGAGATCAAAGAGCGCACAACAAATCCTTATTCATGGGCCAGCCATGCCATGGCACATGAAGTGGTGACCAAAGGGCTGTGCAACGTCAACGAATTCTGGGGTATTGAAGTACCGTTGTATTTCCCCGGCGTATATGCAGGCACCACAGACGGCGCAGGCGTACACTTGAATCAGGAAGCTATTCTGGACTACAAGCAAAGCAACAAGCCCAAAAAGCGTGAATATATTGAAGATTACTTTTTGCAATTGTGTGCCTATGCTGAAGCACACAACGAACTGCATGGCACACGTATTCGCAAGGGTGTGATTTTGATGTGTGTGAAACCAGATGTAGACGAACAGTTCAACATCATTAAACCCCCACAATATCAAGAGTTTCTATTAGAAGGCACAGAGTTTGAGAAATACCGCAGTCTTTGGTGGCACCGAGTTGAGCAGTACTACATGCTAAATATGTAATCAACTGAGGATTACACTGTGGCCATTTTACAAATATCTAGAATTACCCAACGCAAGGGACTTGAGCAAGATCTTCCGCAACCGTTAGCAGGAGCCGAATTTGGCTGGGCTGTGGATCAGCGCAGACTGTACATTGGCAACGGTGAACTGGTAGAAGGCGCTCCTGTAGTGGGCAACACAGAAATTCTCACAGAATTCTCGGATTTGTTGGCCTACAGTACTGCCTACACATACGAAGGCAATGCTGGCGGTTATGTGGTACAAACTGGTGCAACATCAGGCAGTCCTGTTACACAAAGTCTGCAAAACAGATTGGACAGCTATGCTGTGGTCACCAACTTTGGTGCAGTAGGTGATGGCGTCACAGACGACACTGCTGCTATCAATCGTGCGCTGTTTCAGATATACTGCCGAGAAGTTAACCCACAAATTCGACGCAGTTTGTTTTTTCCAGCTGGCGTGTATCTAATCACAGGCACCTTGCTGATTCCTCCATACGCACTGTTGTACGGCGAAGGCAGTGAATCCAGCATCATACAGTTTAAGGTAGACACATTCAGTGGCACAGTCACAGTGGGAAATATTGCCTATCAAGCTGGTGTGCTGGTATATTACCCGGCAGGAGTTGGGGGGAATTATTATTTCCGTTCACTGGGGGAAGTACCAGTGGGTGTCAGCATTGACAACCCAGTGTATTGGGATCCAGAAACACTGCCTGAGTTTGTGATAAGAACTTCGGACAGTTTGCAACAAGTGGGCGGCAGTATCGGTACCAACGGCGGCATTGCGCCTCGCAACGTTGAAGTTACCAACATGAGCATTCAAACGTTCAACGTGGGCGACATGGGGTTAGTACCACCAATACCGCACAGCATCAGCCTTACAGAAAACGCTGAACAGATCACTTATCAAAACGTCAACTTTGTTGGCCCACTAACTACAACTGACATCACTGCCAGCACTGACGATCTCAGCTGTGTGAGATTTGCCAGCACAGGTGCAAATCCTTGCACTCAAATCAAGTTTGACAACTGCAAGTTTTCCAATGCTGTGTATGCGTTTGCTACTGATCAAGTGATCAAAGGTGTCACTGTCAGCAATAGTTATTTTGACACTTTGTATCAAGGCGTTGTGCTAGAAACTGATCCTACTGGTGTGCGATTTGTGCAGAACATCTTTGACAACATCTATGCACAAGGTATTGTGTTTGATGGCACATCTCTCAATGCCACAGCCTACAACACGTTCTACAATGTGGGAAATTCTATTCTGGCTTCGGCCGGATACTCTGTCATTGATATTGACGGCGACAACAATGTCAGCATTGGTGACATGTTTGAGCGTACCACTGCACAGAGTGCTACATATCCCAGAATCAATCTGACCAGAACCAATAGCATTGCTCTGGGCATGAACATTCGTGGCATTGCATACACCATCGACGGTGTTAGCAATACTACTGTGGCCAATCAGATGAACCTGGGCAATTATCAGCGTACCGCTGGTATTGATTCCATATTGGCAGACAACAATGCTGGAACACTGTTTGTGGTATCTACTGCTACTATCAAAGCATTTAGAGTAGATTACACTATTTCTCGTGGCACATCATTTAGAACTGGTAGCATGTTGGTGGTCAACGGCACCGTCAGTGGATTTACCTACTCAGACGACTACGTGGAAAATACCAGTACTGGAGTAACTCTCACTGCTACTGAAGCCAGTGCTGGTGGCAATATCACTGTGGCCTATGCCACAACATCAACTGGCACAGCCGGGTCTATCACTTACTCAATCGCGCACCTAGCATAAATGTGGCCCAAAACTTTTGCTGAACGACTAGCCAGCTGGTCGACACTTCGTCGCCAGTGCGAAACACTGGACACAGAATCTGCACTATCGACCATCAACGCCTGGTGGTTTAACACACCATGGACTCCGTACCACTTACACTGGGATGATCAGCCAAATTGGCCAGATCCGTGGCAATTGTTGGATGACAACTTGTATTGTAGTCTTGCAAGAGGCCTAGGAATCATGTATACTATAGCTATGTTGGATCGTGAAGATCTACAGGATGCGGTGCTTGTAGAGGTGGACGGAGACAATTTAGTCCTAATTGGCCAAGAAAAATATATATTGAATTGGGACCGAGACACTGTCGTAAATATCAACCTGAGTCCCAAAAAAACTCGGCACAGTATTACCCAGTCTCAAATAAAACAACAAATTAAGTAAGCACAGAATGAAAATTATCACCGTCGTTAAACGCAGTGGCCAGCGTGAACCCTTGGCCTTGGAAAAGTGGCAGACACAGATTGCTAAAATATGCTCAGGTATTGCAGATGTTAGTCAAAGCATGGTAGAAATCAAAGCTCAGTTACATTTTTATGATGGTATTACCACCAAAGAAATTGATGAGATCACTTTGCGAGCCATTGTGGATCTCATTGATGTGGAATCTAACCCTGATGTGGGTCATACCAATTACCAATATGTAGCTGGAAAACAACGTCTTAGCATGTTGCGCAAAGACGTTTACGGCAGCTACGAGCCTCCCCACTTGTATGAGATCGTGAAGAAGAACGTGGCCACAGGCCTGTACACTCCTGAACTTTTAGAATGGTACGATGAGGCTGATTGGAACCGTATGAATGACATGATAGATCATGTCAAAGATGAACAGTACAGCTATGCTGCCATTGAGCAACTGATTGAAAAATATCTGGTCAAGAACCGCTCGACAAAAGAAATGTATGAAACTCCACAAATTCGTTATATGGTTGCAGCCGCAACTGTATTCCATAAAGAGGAACCTAACTCAGCACGTATGCGTTATATCAAAGAGTATTACAACGCCGCGAGCGACGGACTTTTTACTCTCGCTACTCCTGTATTGGCTGGCCTTGGTACTCCTACTAAACAGTTTAGCTCTTGCGTACTCATTCGTTCGGATGATGATCTAGATTCTATATTTGCTAGTGGAGAGATGATGGCCAAGTATGCCAGCAAACGTGCTGGCATTGGTTTAGAAATTGGACGATTACGTCCATTAGGCTCGCCCATTCGTGGTGGTGAGATTATGCACACAGGTATGATACCATTCTTGAAGAAGTGGTTTGGTGACCTGCGTAGTTGCAGTCAAGGAGGTATTCGTAATGCAAGTGCTACTGTTTTTTATCCTATTTGGCATCATCAGTTTGATGATCTTATTGTTCTTAAAAACAACCAAGGAACAGAAGAAACCCGAGTCCGTCATATGGATTATGGGGTTGTGCTTAGTGCCTTCTTCTGGAGACGATTTAAAAACAAAGAACAAATAACATTCTTTGATCCTAACGAAGTTCCTGACTTATATCAAGCATTCTATTCAAATACTCAACTGTTTGAAGAACTATATGTCAAGTATGAAAACACTCCTGGGCTTCGTACAAAAACAATGTCAGCTGAAGAAGTTTTTAAGAGTGGCATCTTGAAAGAACGCACAGATACGGGACGTATCTATCTAGTGTTCATTGACAATGTCATGAACCAGGGTCCGTTTGACCCAGAGTACCATACCATTTATCAAAGTAACCTTTGCTGTGAAATCCTATTACCTACTCGCTCTTTCAAGCGTCTTGATGATCCTGATGGTCGCATTGCTTTATGCACGTTGGGTAGTATTAACTGGGGAGCTTTCCGCAATCCAGAAGATATGCGTAGGGCTTGCCGTATACTTCACCGCAGTCTTAACAATATCCTTGATTATCAAGACTTCCTAAGTATTCAAAGTAAGTTGAGCAATGATGAGATTCGTCCCTTGGGTATTGGTATCACAAACCTTGCCTACTGGCATGCCAAACGTGGACTACAGTATGGCGACAAAGATGCGCTGGCTGAAGTCAAAAGCTGGATGGAACATCAAGCCTACTACCTCACAGAGATGAGTGTGGAACTGGCCAAGGAACGTGGTCGTTGTCTAGGATCAGATCAAACTCGATACGGCAAGGGTGTGTTCCCGTGGGAACTTCGTGCCAAGGGTGTTGACGAACTTGCCAACTTTGCTCCTGAACTGAACTGGGAAGGCCTACGTGCTCAAATGCGCGGACACGGAGTTCGTAATGCTACCACTATGGCCATTGCTCCTGTGGAATCCAGCAGTGTGGTGATCAACTCAACCAACGGCATTGAAATGCCCATGAGCTTGATCAGTGTAAAAGAAAGCAAGGCAGGTAGTCTTACACAAGTAGTGCCTGAGTATCACAAGTTGAAAAACAAGTATCAACTGATGTGGGCACAAAAGGATTGTGATGGCTATCTGAAAACTGCTGCGGTTCTGGCCGCTTATGTGGATCAGAGTATCAGCACCAACACTTTCTACAATCCTGCACACTTTGAAGGTCGAAAGGTGCCCACAACCTTGATTGCCAAGAACTTGATGCAGGCTCATTACTGGGGACTAAAAACATTCTACTACAGCTTGATCAACAAGCAAGGCTCAAAACAAGTAGACGAAGCGGTTCCTCTTGAAATTATTGATTTTGATCTTGAAGAAGATTGTGAAGCATGTAAACTTTAACGTGAATATTGGCTCACAAAAATATGATAGATCGTTTATACCAACAGTGGAACATCCAGCCTGCTAATATTCATGGCGATTGTTTCACTGGCTACGAACATCTGTACGATCAATTTGATTCGTACACTAAAGATGTTTATCAAATTGATCCTGAAGGCACAATTGAAAAAATCAAAGATCTATATAGGTCTGTAAATCTTGTGCCTATTGATTATTTTACAGAACCGGGCTTAATAAAAGAATTAAGACTTTTTCGAGATAAAAAAGTCAATGTAATAAGCAAAGACGCATTGGGGTTAGGCAACAATCGCGGCCAGACTATCAATAGATTTTTGTTTCCAAACATGATGACTGCAGAGCCCAAAGGTCGAGGCAGCAATAGTTTAAGAGATAGATTTTTAAATGATGCCAAATTAAAAAGAGCCATACGTATCTGTTTTGAATTTAGAAAAGGTGACAAATTAGTATACCCTACAGCATTACGTAGAGCATTAGAACTGGTCACCGGCGAAAACATTCAAAATTTTAAATCACAAAATGCCAGAAGCATTGTGGAACATTTGTGTCCCATAATGTGGGGGTCAATATATGATTACTCTGCTGGCTATGGCGGACGATTACTTGGCATCAGTAGCAGTCGAATGAATTACAACTACGTTGGCATAGACCCCAACACAGAAACCTTTGAAAACTTGCAGTACCTATCTAGTCTGATATCGGAAGCATATGGCCGCACCAGCACATTGCATTGTGATGTAAGTGAGAACTTCCAGCCCAACGACATTGATCTTGCGTTCAGTAGCCCTCCGTATTTTAATCTAGAAAAATACTGTGACGAGCCTACTCAATGTATGGTCAGATGTTCAACAGTGGATGAATGGTTTGAATTATATGTGGTGCCTACTATGCAACGTATACATCAAGGATTAAACAGTGATGGTGTATTTGCCACAAATATTGCTGATTATAAGATTACAAACACTCAAAAATATCAAGTGGTTGACAGATGGATCAGTACAGCAGAACAAATGGGCTTTCAGTATCAAACCACAATAAAAATGATGTTGAACACTAGACCCGGAGCAGGCAACGATAAAAAACAAGGTAGAGAAAAATGGGAAGGCATTTATGTTTTTACCAAAAAATAAAATATGGCGACTCTGGGCAAAAGCAATAGGTGACAAAGCAGGCGATACAGACTCTGATTCAGATCTTATTGCTTATATACGCACAGCAATTGTGTTATGCTATATACTAACCAACCTGTTTATTATAGCAGGTGTTATAAGACATTGGTAAAAAATAATGCTAGAAACAATCTGTGACATCATGGTGGACGCATACAAACGAAACTGGATCACCAGCCGTGACGGTAATGTGAGTATTCGTCATCACGATCGTGATCACTTTTACATCACACCCAGTGGTGTACGCAAACAAACACTGCAACCGGATCAGTTCAAAAAGATCAGTATTGACAAAACCATTTACAGCGGCTATGGGTCAGCTGCCTTCAACTACAGTTGGAGAGATTTGCCTTATTCAGATATCAGTGCAAACCTAAAGCCCAGCGGTGAGATCCCATTGCATTTTGGATTGCAACGAGAAATGGGCCAACACAAAGATGATGTTCGGGTAGTAGTTCATGTGCATCCTACCTATTGTATTGCTGCTATGCATGCCGGAATTGATCTTAGCACAATTAGCAATGCATTTCCTGAACTTAATCGTTATACACGGGTAGCACCCAACGTGGGAGATGTGCCTCCTATCAGTCAAGAACTTGCAGACCAGTGTCATAAGATGTTACAATTAGACAACAACGGCACGATTGCTTATGACATAGTGGGTATCAAGGGACACGGCGTTGTGGCCATAGACACCAGCCCGTGGCGTGCTTACGAGCATATTGAAAGACTAGAACATATTTGCAAGATAGTACTTGCATCAGGGAACTACAAATGAGCTATATCGTAGGATCGTTACCACCCATCAAGTGTTGGATCAAACGAGAATTTCTCTATAACTTTGAAAAGGGTCACGGCGAATTAGAACCTGCCATATGGGTCAGTCTCAAAGCACTACGTGGACAAGTGTTCCGTATAGAATCATTGTTGCCCAATTACGGTGCACTCTATGACAAACTACCTATTCATGCTTATGTGTGGCAGGAAGACTACTCGGGCAATTTGCCCGTAGATACCTTACAGCTTTGGGACTGCATGGGCTATCGTTTTACCATTATTGAAAAAATAGGATTACGTAATCTAGGAGTTAAGTTTCTAGGCAAGGATCGGGAATGGCACCACGGAACCTATTTGTTTACTGTGGACTTTTGTGCTGATGGAATGGATGTGGACACAGGCTTTACTGAGGTAGCAGAAGAACACAAGAGTTTCAACTTTATACGTTTAGAAAACGGACAGTTTGCTTGTCAGCCCAACAACCGATGCTTGTGGTACGATCAAAGTTTGATTTCTGGTAATGTTAAGTTTCCAGACTTCAAAGCCGCACAGACTATATTTACAGTGGATGGCACACGCAAGTGGAGTGCAGGAGATGATTGGTTTTACACCATAGAAGAAAAAAATGAATAACAGGAAATTATAAATGAGCAAACAACAATACAATTTAAAAACAAAAACAGACTATCTAAGCCGCAAGATGTTTCTGGACCCAGCAGGTCCAGTTACAATCCAACGTTTCGAAGAAGTCAAGTACAACAAGCTGGCCAAGTTTGAACAAGAGGCTCGTGGATTTTTTTGGGTGCCTGAAGAAGTCAGCTTGACCAAGGACAGCCAAGACTTCAAGGATGCCAGTGACACTGTGAAACACATCTTTACATCAAACCTGTTGCGTCAAACAGCACTGGACAGTTTGCAGGGTCGTGGCCCCAGTCAGATTTTTACACCAGTGTGTTCAATCCCTGAGCTAGA